GCCATAGTCAGTGTAATTTTGTTTATATCGTTATAGTCTATACCTGTTTCAAGTATATCCCCTGCGCTTGATTTGATTGTTACGTTTGGGTGATAACCCAAGTTATGCTCTATTGATAAAGAATATATTCCAGCAACTGGACCAGTTAGCTGTGCCAATTCCCATGAGTACGATAGAGTGTTTGCTGTAAGAGTTATGACCTTGGCATTTTGCCAAGTTAGGTCTGATAGCTTTGGTCCATAGAATTTAGATAAAACTGAATCATAGTAGAAGTCTCCTTCTAGCCCTAGGTTATTTGATGGTGCACCCGTGCCACTTAAAATGGTTTTACCCCTAGGGCCTTGAGGTCCTGGGGATGAGATTATTACATCATTGATTACTTCGGTTACGACTATTGATTCTGTCATTATATGGTTACCGATCTATTGAGCGTCATAAAGCCCTCAAGGAGTTTTATTTTGTTCCCATTAGAATCGACAACCATTAAATCATAAGATGATTTAGGATAAAAGAGTTTGTTTGTTTGTGTAGGTGTCATTTTGATAGTTAACTTTCCGTTTAATTGGTCAATTACTATTCCACCAGAAGGTGATGTTAAGGTAACAGCTAGTTTTGCTCCACCTTTTGTATCACGAACTTGCATCTTTGCAGATGCGCCTGTTAGATCAATTGCATTTCCATTATCATCTTTGTATTCTAGTACAAAGCTAAATGTAGCATTTTGATCTACTTCAAAGTTCTTTTGTCCTGCCATTTGCCATAGTCTCCTAAATAGGAATACTCCTGTACTAATTTTAGCACAGGAGTATTCTTAATTGACTATTTTTTAGGCTTTGTTAACAAACCCGAAATTCTTGTCATTTGGGTTAAGTGCCTTTAATAGCACTGGCGCAACGGCTGCGATTCCGCCAAGTAATAAATCTTTGGGATTTGTATTTCCTGTCATGTATAAGGCTAGCGCTGCTGAAAGAAATGCTCTTCCGTAGCTTGCTAACGCTGCTAGAATCTGTTCTTGCATTGTTACCTTTCCATCTTTGTTTAAATCTGCTTTTGCAAATTTAGCCATTTTATCATCTCCTCGTGGGCGGGATGCCCATGAATTTTGGTTTTACCCAATACTATAATTCTACCACTATGCCGAGATATCCACAAGTTCACAGTTTCCGTCTGAACTGCAAGCAAGCGTGGCATTTGTAGATGTGCCATCTTCTGTCTCATAAAATGATAGGTCTTCCCATCTAATGCTAGTTGGCATTTTTGCAACAAGAGCATCGTATTCTGCTTTTTCAACTTCTTGGTATGGAGCTTGCTTGTAAGTGTGCTCTGAATGAGGAAGGAAAGAGATTCCAGAAACTTCGTCAAAGTTTTTATAAACCCAGGCTCCAACTTCCATCCATTCATCTTCTTTTACGGAAACAGTAATAGAAGGCTTATGCTCACACCAAGCTCGCTGATAAACAAGCCAAATGTTTAAGTGATCAATTGCAGTTAAATCATTTCTAACAATTGCACCTTCTGGTGCTTTTACTGGAAACGAAAACACGTATGTATCGTTTGGCTTCATTACGTCATCTTCTACAGGGATTCCAACTTCCTTCAAAAATGTAGAAATGGGATCTCCCTTTGAACCACGAACTGTGCGAATATAATGTGGTGAATGCCATGGATGCATTCCTGAAGATACACCGACCAATTGAGACACTGTTCCTGAAGGCTTAACGCAAGTAATTGCTGCAGATTCAGGAATTCCAATCTTGCCAGACTCTTCTCTATTTACTTCTCTTGCCTTCTCACGTAAAGTCATAAGAAATGCTTCAAGAGCAATTAAATCTTCTTTGCCAGACATGAACTTATGACCGAACTGTCCAGTAAGAGAAACTCCAAGAAGTCTTTCTTCTTCAGTATTGTCTTTCCAAATCTTGCGAAGATACTTAAAGTCTGTCAGTGTTGATTGCCACGTTCCAAGAATTGTTGCAAGCTCAACTTTGCGCTGAATATCTTTCTTTGTATCATTTTCACGTAATACGACTTCTGAAAGGTTACAAAACTGGTAAGGACGTAAAATAATTTCTGAGCATGGGTTAGTTCCGTAGTGTATATCTGGATCTCTTCTTCCAAATTTGGCTGCTTGGGCTTGAGCTGCGGCCACGTTGTATATACCTCGTTCTCCCGACTTTGAGTCATAAAGAGATTTCCATTCTGCAATAAATTGCTCCATCTCTGGCTTGCGTGAATATGCAACAGAGTTGTTTGATAATGCACGTTGTGGGCTTTGCTCCCACCAATTTCCTGACTTTGCTTGAGCCATCTCAATATCGTTAATATTAGAAAGAGAAATCATTGCAGAGCGACGAACTCCACCTACAACAACAACTTCACCAATCTTTCACATAATGTCATGACATTCAATTGGCTTTAAATTTCTTCCTGTTGCATTCTTAAACTTTGCAATCGTAAAGTCAAAAAGGTTTACCAATGGCTGTGGGCCAGATGATCTTCCGCCCATAGTTTTAAGTCTTGCTCCTGCTGGACGGACCTTTGAAACATCAATTGCTGGAATATGTCCAGTCCAAAGCAGTGCTAAAAGTTCTCTGTATGCTTTTGCCCAGCCCTGTTTTGAATCTTCTACCACAATAACAGTATCTGATTTTTCTAGTTTTTCTGGAACGGCAGGAAGCTTATTAATGTACTTGTATTCTACTGAGAATCCAACACCTGTTCCACACATAAGAACATACATTGTTTCGTCAAACGATCTTGGAGAATCAACTGGTAAAAATGCACAGTTGTATCCAGCAACGTTGTCTCTTTCTAATGCGGCTCCAGAAGTCATGACTGATCTCATAGATGGCATTACATTTCTTTCAAATACAAACTCTTTTAATTCCGCAACAAGCTTCTCATTTGGAATATAATTATGGTTTTCTTTTAAATGGTTGGTCATAAAAGAAAAATATCTATCTACTGTTTCTCCCCATGTTTCTCTACGACCTTCCGCTTCTACCCATTTTGCATATCTGGATAAAGCAATAAAGTTCTCATAAGGATTTGCAATAGTTTGTGACATTTTTTTATACGACCTTTTCTCCGCCTTGCGGTATAATTTTTAGATGAAGTCCTAGTGTATCAAACTTTTATTTAGCGGTCTAGTGCCTCAAATATGTTTAACTATTTTAGTTAACTAGGTTGACATTGTCTATATATTAATGTTATGATTGTAGTTCGTTATCTCTATAGGAGGAAATGCCAATGGAGAATATAAAGCAACAGTTTAGCGATTTGGTTCGTGACTGGACAATAATAGCAGTAACAATGTTATTTTTGTTTGGTAACTCGGCAAACGCTTTAACTGTAGTAGAACCTTTAGTGAAAACTGAAGCCCAATTAAAGCAAGAAGTCTTAGATAGCTTTAGTAAAGAAATTTACAAACCATCTGAGATGCTTACAGACGAAGAGTTAAAACTATTACTTGAGACTGTAGGATTCGAAGGAGTAGGCCTTAAACAAGCTTGGTCCATAGCAAAGCGTGAATCTAATGGAAGACCGCTTGCATATAACGGGAATAGGAATACAGGAGATAGTTCTTACGGATTATTTCAAATAAATATGATTGGAGACTTAGGTCCAGCAAGACTTGAGAAATTTGATCTACAGAGTAACAAGGAGTTATTCGACCCAGTAACAAACGCAGAGATAACGTACTATATGACCAATGGCGGTATTGATTGGTCAGCTTGGAAGGGGATGACCCCAAGAGCTAAGGAATTTTTATTAAAATTTCCGACAAAGTAAAGGAGATGGGATGAGGATACAGTATGTATCAACTTACATCTCCATGTCAGGGGAAGGATTGGTTGAAAAGCTTTTATGCCCAGTAGACCAATCCATTCTTTTTTGTAATCAGACTATTTTAGATGAGGTATACTTATATTGCCTATCTTGTAAGTATAAAAAAGCATTAGGGCTAGCAACTTATCAGAATATAGTTGCTCAGGTGGATAAAAATGTGTAAAGAAGAATGTATTTGTAAATTAGAAACTGAGTCTGCTCCAATTCAGGTGACAGACGCAATGGGTAGAGAGATTTTTTGGCTAGATGCAGGAAGACCAGAATAACGAAAATACAAGCAACCTAGAGGACAATCTCCCTATGGTCTCGTATATCATGCTTCATAGAATATATGACATATTGACTTTGATATCTAATAAATTAGCTGGTAGCGAAGATACTGCTAAAATGGTAGAATATCATCAGGCGG